AATTTGTGTGGGGGAAGGTTAAACCACCTCGCGATTTCCGGGATCTGAAACTGTCTGCTCTGTAAAAACTGGGAATCCTCCGGGGGAATAGATATGTTCTGCAGCTTCATGCCCTCTTCAAGAAGCATTAGTCTGTGTGCATTGCCTAATCCGCTGTGTGCCTCAGTCAAAGAAGATTTCAGATTAGCATGTCCCTCTGATGATAGTTTGCCGGGATGCTCAACAACGACGCCGGGGTGTGTGCCTTCCCCGAAGTATTTAGATCCGAATGATTCAAGGGCCATCGTGAGGCCGATACCACGCCGGGCAAGGCTAATGACTGAATAACCTTGAATGCCGTCGAAACCGGGTCCGGGAATATGGAGAATCTTGTCACGATTAAGCAGTAAATCTTCACCCTTCCCCATTTGGATTTCATATACGAGGGAGTCATCTTTCCATTTGATCTTCACCCTGTTAGGTGTAATAGGCCAGAGGGCCACTACATTCCCGTAGCCGTCTCTTACGATCTCCGCGTATCCGTTCCCCCACAAAAGGACATGTCCCATCATGACTTCACGCAATACTTGGGCTGTCATATACTCGTTGGCCTGCCTATACAGGACTGCATTAGCCGACATTGACTCTTGTATTGTAGTCGTACCGCCTTTTTTGCTTAGTAAATGTAAGGGGAGTGTTGAGATTGTCCCGGCTATCAGCAAAACAGCATCCCATATCGGGGATAAAGTAAGGGCGTTGTATTCATCGACGTGTTCACCGGATAGGGACAACGATCCGCGCAAGGCCCATAACGGTTCTTCCCATGCCTTCGGATCATTCAATCTGAGATTCAAGAATCTCCTGATTTTGCCGAATATACCCAAAAAGACCACCTTTTCTGCAGAAAAATGGTTAAAATAAAGATACTTCTCTAATTGTTTGACGGTATGATTTTACAAGGGTAAAAGGGGGAGTTGCAAGGATTATTTGTTAATAATAACAAATAGATGGAAGATTGATGAAGTATTGTATAAATTGATGAAGTATCATGAAAGGGCTTTTGATTTTCTTATTACTTTTCTAATATTGCGCCTTGTATATTTATTGCCCTTGCTGATATTGTCGGTGTGCCATAATGGTTGTAAATTGGTATAATTAAAACATACTCTCTGGCTTCCTGGGATTGATAAATCAAATTTTGAACATGGAATTATGTGGTCAATGGTCCATCCTCCTTTCCCATAATTATCCCAACTCATTCCTGGTTGAAATTGTTTTTCTATATGGTCCCTAAACTCATCAATGGTGCAACCTAACAATTTCATTGACGTGGCTTCCTTTATGCTCTCGGAATTGCGAATCATGTGTGATATTCTTCCTCGCATAGCGGCTACCATTCTATTTGTAACCGCACCTTTGCCTGTGTTTACAAAGCCTTTGCCTTCGTTCTTTATAAATTCCAATACATCTTCATGTGGTATTCTAATAAGGCTACTTATTTTTAAAGCATTTATGTTTCCGAGCTTTACCCAATCATAAACCCTGCGTCTTGTTACTCCGAATAGCTCTGCTATTTCCTCGGGCTTAAATATGGCTTTCTTTGGTATTGTGTTTGGTATAATCATTCTCAATTATTACCACTTTTCTCTTTTTTTGTCAACTTTTTTGGGTCAATGTTTGCCCTACAATTAAGAACAGCATCTCGAGGGATTCTTATGGTTCCAACGATTTTTTCAGCCCTTAAATATCCGTTTTTAATCCATGATCTAATTGTTCTTTCGGATAAAGAGAAGTAGGTTGCAACCTCATCGACTCGAAGCAATGCCTTTTCCGGGATGTCTTTCATAACCCCCCCCTATTCCAAAGCTTTCTTGCATTCCATACAGACAAGAACAGGCCGTTGCGCTGTCAACTCCTGCCCGGTTGGTGACATAAGAGCCGAGACGGTATAAACCGCAACCGCCGGAATGAAATACTTACAACCGCATTCACATTCGCGCTGCTTCGCGTTCTTAACGTCAACCATGATCTGTTCGCCTGGTTTCAGTGGATTCATTTGAAATCCTGTTGCATCCATTCTACGTTTTGCCTGTCCCATTGTATTCTCCTTTCAAAATGCTATACGTTTCACGATGTCCTCTCTGGACATGTTGTTGTAGATTGATTCTGTATTAACCTTGAGCATTGCTCTTGATACGGCCATAATTAAAGCAACAGGGCCGTCTATTTTGTAAGAATCTTTCTCTTTGGTCGGATAATAGGTTTTAAGCGATCCGCCGGACCTACCTTGTTTTTTAACGACGTTCCCCATCATCCAGGTCATAACCGGATTCCCGTTATGCCAAAGAGTCTTATCGTATATTCTGGCTTCTACTTCTTTCATTGGTTCAGAGATCAATGCTGGCCCTTGATTAATCTCTATACACTTGTCATATCCCAGCCATTCCATGACGTTGTGTATAAGATAAGTTGCTTCTCGCTGGTCAAAGGCAAGTGCGGTTATAGGATAGCTGCCATTGATTGATTTGAGGTCATTCTCAATAAAAAAGAAGTCTGTTTGCGCTCCTGGTGTTTGTGTAATGTATCCCTCTTTTACCCATTTCACATAGTGATCGTTGCCGGGCAGTTTTACGGTTTCTGCAGGAAGGTAAAACTTACAGAACATTATGAAGTCTCTTTGGACAATCTCTCTTTCAACTTCGGTATCCTCTTTCTCGTCATATACCATCCGGGATACGGTTCTTTCCTTCCCTTCGAAAAGCATTACCAGCGCGCATATATCAATCTTGTTTGCAAGGTCGAGGCCGATATAACAAGGCTGCCCTTTGAAATCTTCGAGCTTTAAAGATACGTCTGTACAGGCTTCCCACTTTGTCATGTTCATCCAGGCCTCTCCCGAATTCATCCACTGATTGAGGTGTTTGCATAGATTTATATTTTGTTTCGAGGCATTATTAAGGGTTTCGGTGTATTTTCGATAAAGATAATCTTCCATGACGCTCACGCCGTAGTTGGGATTCGCCTTTTTCCAGACCTCAAAGTCCTTATAATCATCATCCGGCCCAATACCATAGATGATACAAAATAGCGCATCGTCTTCTATGGTTTTTTCCAATACCTTGATTGCCCGAAGGTGCATGTCATAACATGGTGTTGATGTATCCGTCCCGGCGGTCGTGATGACAAAGATCAAGGGTTGTTCTCGCGCCCCCATTCCAGTATCCATCGTGTCGTATTGTTCGCTGCTTTTATGTTCGTGATATTCGTCAATAATTGCACAGTGGGGGCTGGCTCCGTCCCCAGGCTTGCCAATCAGGGGTTCAAACCGTGACATATCTTCCAGTCGATATATACTTGTAGGGTTCTTGGGATTCCCGGACAATGACAGATTAAAGGCTTCTCTCAGGGATTGATTTCTATGAGCCATCATCCAGGCGGGCCTGAATACTTCGAGGGCCTGTTTCTCTGAGGTTGCCCCGCTATATACCTCGGCGCCTTTCTCGTGATCTGCGGACAGCATATAAAGCCCAGCGGTGGCTGCATCTACCGACTTGCCGTTCTTTCTTGGGCATTCTATGTAAGCCGTGCTGAACCGCCTCAGTCCATTCGATTTCTTAAGCCATCCCCATATTACGCACTGGATAAATACCTGGTGCGGCTCTAACTTGAGTAATTCACCCGCCCATTTGCCCTTGACGTGGTGCAGCAATTCGGAGAATCGGCACCGCCTGTTTGCCAATTCTTTGTCAAATCTAAAAGGGAAGTCCTTTTTCTTCGCCCGTTCCAGGTCATCAAGGTGGCGTTGGCAAGCGGCTATGACGTAAGGCCCGGCGGGAATCTTTCCGGCGGTTATGTCTTTACAGTATTTCAGGGCTGTGGTGGTGTAGTCTTTCATTTTTGGATACCCTGAAAGGATTTTATAAGTTTATCAACTTGCTTTTTATTGTCCTTGCTCCAATCATCTTTAACATTAAACCCGACACTTCTTTCATACGGTGTATTTTCTAAAACTTCATAATGATACGGCTTTCCGCTTTTTACTACCAGCTTATGTTCATTTGCTGTTCCCTTGCTTTTACCGTCGTGTATCGTTACAAAATAATCCCCCTCAGCAATAATTTCCTTGCTTCTGTGCTCAAAGGCCCCGCGTAAATATTTGAAATTTAAAAAGTGTACCTGTAGGGGAATTGCTAATTCTTTCGCTATCCGCTGGGCTACTTCGCTTACTCCTTCCGGTTCTTGGCATGTAACTATTTTATCGGGGTTTACCTCATTGATCTTTTCAAGGATTATGATTTTAACTCGCTCATCTTTCAAGGATCTGCTCCCGAATATCGCCATATTCATAATCAAAACCCCTCAAATTCGTTTTTCTTTTCTTTTTTCTTTGGCGTACCTACCTTCTGAGCCGAAGCCGGAGTTAATCCGAATTCGGTTAATAAAGAGTGAACATGTCGTGCTGCCTTTTCTCGTAACCTCACCGCCGGGTGTTCTTTTAGTACATCATCACCATATGAGTTGGTTGTTTTATAGACATAGCCGTTCTCTTTATTGTCATTAAGTATTCCGTCAAATCTCTCAACCTCTTCCATCCTACATGCAAGCAAGGCGATTGCTTCTGTATGTGATCTTGAGGCAAGGCCCAACTCATCAAGCCTCCTGACCATGTGACGAAAAATCATCTTCGCTCTTTTGTTCAACCACTTTGGAGGTACAGGTTTTTCCTTCGATGGTTCGGGTACTTCCTTGTCCCTGCAAGGTTGGTGTGTCCCTTTTGCCTTTTTAATATTTATCGGTATTATCTTCCGTCCTGCCATCATAATAACCTCCTAATCTGAGTTTTCATTTTGCACTCACAGAAGTTTCGG